GCGCCGTTGCAAAACTTCGTGCGAACAAGACAACAGCACGCAAGGGTTCACTATACTGGGCTGGAATCCACCCAGAAGTTTCACACGACCTACGCGCTGAGACAGGTTCAGCAGGATGGTTGCTTCCTAACCAATACGGCTCTGCACAAGACCGTATCTGGGCAGGAGAAATTGGAACATACGAAGGTGCATACTTCGTAGAGTCTCCACGTCTGTACAACGCTACAGACGGTGCTTCATCTGCAAAGGTGTACCGCACAATTCTTGCAGGACAGCAAGCGTTGGCTGAGGCAGTTGCCGAAGAGCCACACGTAGTTATCGGACCAGTAGTTGACAAGTTAATGCGTCACCGCCCAATGGGTTGGTACGGCGTACTAGGCTTTGCTCGCTACCGCGAAGAGGCACTATTCCGCATTGAATCAGGTTCATCAATCGCTTAATTGGTTGACGGGTGAGGCTAGGGAAACCTAGCCTCATCAGTAAGTTCATTAAGGAGAACTAATGGCAAATTGGACGTTTAGACCACCAACTGTAGAGGAAGGTCCTGCAGGTGGGCACAGACTGTTTTACTTTTATAAGTTAAAGCGGGGCATCTCAGTTGTCAAGAGTGGTTCAACCTGGTCACAGGTTCGCTATATTGTTGATGAAGATGCCAACAATTATGATGCCATTTATCGTGGTGGTTATAACCATACAGTTGATGATGCTATGAAAGCAGAGTTGATTGCAGCAAATATCGGAGTGGATGAAACAAACTTCACAGCACAGTAAGGGACGCAATGAGTTTACACAGAATCCAGACACACCCTGAATATGTAGAAGGTTGTTTCGGTTGCAAAGTTGGAACACTTGAAATGGGAACTGGCGATGCTTCAAGAGATATATCTGATAAGAAGTGGACCTCTGAGTTAAACGAATACAGAAAGGCTAGAGCCGAAGGTATTCAACCAGCAGGTACTACAAGAAGGCACGTAGAAGAAGCAAGAAAAGCGTCAGAGACATTGGGTAAGGCTTACGATGCTGACTCAATGCCAAAGACAAAAGATATAACCAAGGAATCCGTAGCGGTAATGAAACAGATTGGGCAAATATAATGATGAACAAAGCATACAAAATGGGCGAAAAGATGGAATCTAAAAAAGAAAAGATGATGGAAAAGAAGATGGGCAAGAAGTTAATGAAGAAGGCTTCAGTTAAGAAGATGGGAAAAAAGAAATAATGCCAAAAGTAGGAATGAAAGAATTTGCATACACCGCAAAGGGTATGAAAGCAGCCAAGGCTGAAGCCAAGAAGACTGGTAAGCCAATGAAGAAGGCTGTCAAGAAGACTGCAAAGAAGAAGTAATATGGCAAGTTACCTAGAAAATTTAATGAAGGAAGCAAAGCAATCTGCAAAGGCTTGGAAGAAAGCAACCGATGCTAGTGGAGACATTATGCCTGGTGCTGATGCTCGTGCTTTTGCAGCAAACCAGGCTTATGATGCACAAAAAGGACAGTTCCTTGGTGCACTTGTTCAGGGTCGTCGTTATGAAGATAAGACAGGTAAGCAAGTAAAGGCAAAGAAGAAGTAGATGTCAGACCCACGACTAAAGCGAGCAGGAGTGTCAGGGTTTAATAAGCCAAAGCGCACACCAAATCACCCAAAGAAGTCACACGTTGTTGTGGCTAAAGAGGGAGACAAGGTTAAGACTATTCGCTTTGGTCAACAGGGTGTATCAGGTTCACCTGAAGGCTCTGCTAGAAACAAAGCATTTAAGGCTCGTCACCAAAAGAATATATCTAAGGGAAAGATGAGCGCAGCATACTGGGCGAATAAGGTGAAATGGTGAAGAAGAAAGCATTTTGGGATAAGAAGAACCCTAATAAGAAATCAACTCCGCTTACACCTGCTCAAAAGGCTAAGGCAAAAGCAATGGCTAAGGCAGCAGGACGTCCTTATCCAAACTTAGTAGATAACGCTAGAGCAAAGAAGAAATAAGAAAGCAGGGGACAATGCAAGAAACAGTATCAGTTGCTTGGTGCGACAATGGAATGGTAGACGGAAAGTTTATGCAAGGCGTAACCGATGTGTTACTTAAGTCTGGCATTAAGTTTGAATCTACCCTTCGCAGTCAAGGCAATCAAATTGCTAGACAGAGGGAAACTGTAATTACCTACTGGTATGAGCAGAACAAAGCCGACTGGTTACTATGGGTTGACTCAGATGTAGTTATTAGCCCAGAGGGTTTCTTGAAACTTTGGAATCAAAAAGATAAAGATGAACGACCAATTATGACTGGCGTCTACTTTACTACTGATAACCCTGAAGAGCCTTTGATGATTCCAATGCCTACGGTCTTTAAGTTTACTGAAAACAAAGATGGTGGTTTTGGACTATCAAGAGTTCACCCACTACCTGAGAATAAGTTGATAAAGGTAGATGCTGCAGGTATGGGATATGTCCTTATGCACCGCAGCGTGGTTGACAGGATTAGAAAAGAAATGCCTGATGCTCAGTTCTTTATGGAGATGGGCAGAGGAACTAAATTTATAGGTGAGGATATTTACTTTTTCGCTCTATGTGAAAAGGCTGGAATCCCACTCTATTGCGACACAAGCGTCCTAGCGCCGCATATGAAACGCTTCTCATTTGATGAGCATTATTACAAAGCAATGACTAAAGGGAGAAAATAATGGCTGGTACTGCAGGTAGTACTTTCTGTTCAGAACTTAATCGTCTGGCAAATGGTGGAACTTATCCGCTTCGTACTGCATTCCTTGATGACCAGGGTGCAGCAAACAAGTGGGCTGGAACTACTGGACTTGCAGTACAGGGTGCATTAAATGCCAAACTTGGTATTACTGATAAGAAATTGTTTAAAGGTATCGGAGCAGCGTGCAATGCGCTGGCTGGTACAACTGGTAAATCACCAACAGATGCCTTGAGAGGAATAGACTCCTAATGACAACTCTTACAAATATGATTGATGAGGTTGCTGTTAACCTGTCTGGATATACATTCCAGCAAGACAGAGCCACATATCTAACCCACGCAGTAACTACTACTACGTCATCATCTGCTAGCCCTTTGGTTCTACAGTTAGGTTCTACTGACTCTGTAGGTAAAGGTGTCATTGAAATTGATGAGGAACTACTATGGGTAGACTCATTTGACCGTGTTGCTAACACTGCAACTGTAGCCCCATTTGGTCGTGGCTACCTGGGAACTACTGCTGCTACACACACTATTGATACCAAGGTGACTATCAGCCCTACATTCCCAAGATTTAATATCAAGAGAGCAATTAACGATACTATCCGCGCCCTTGGCGCCAACATCTTTGCTGTAAAGACTACAACATTTACATTCACATCTTCTGTGTCTACATATGCTTTTAACAACCTTAATATCAAGAATATACTTTCAGTAACCTGGCAAGACATTGGACCTTCTAAAGAGTGGGTTCCTTTGCGTCGCTGGGACTTTGACTCACTAGCATCTACAACAGCATTTGGCTCAGGTGCTCAGACAATTACTTTGGGTGAGGCACCAGTATCTGGTCGCACAGTAAAGGTTGTCTATGCAACTGACCCAGAACCATTTACATCTAACTCAGATGTGTATACAACCGTAACTGGTCTTCCAGAGTCAACACGGGACGTAGTAGTTTTGGGAGCAGCCTACCGCTTGCTCTCATTCTTAGACCCTGCTCGTGCTTCACAGGTTAGCCCACAGGCTGATGAGACAGATTCTAAGCGTCCATACGGTGCTTCTCAGACAGCAACTAAGCAACTTTATGCTCTTTATGTTCAACGCTTGGATGAAGAGACTAAATCACAACAATCAAATTATCCAATCAAAGTTCACTACTCCCGCCGATAAGGAACATCAATGCCAACAATTAGAAAATATTCCTCACGCTCACAGCAAACAACGCTGTCAAGTGCAGTAACATCTAGTGGTACTTCAATCACAGTTGTCTCTGCAGCGTCCCTTCTTGGTGGCGTAACCATTGCTGCTAATGAAGTGTTTACGATTGTCCTTGACCCTGATACGGCTCTTGAAGAAATTGTAGATGTAGTCTCTGCTGCAGGTAACCCTGTATCTGGAAACACAATTACTATTGTTCGTGGTCGTGATGGCTCTACTGGCACAGCACACTCTGCTGGTGCCGTTGTTCGTCATATGGCTATCGGTAGAGATTACCGTGAAGCAAATGACCATATCAATGAAACTGCTAGTGCACACGGATTAACTCTTGCTGATGTAACACTGTCAACTGGTACAGGCAATGTATCAACTACAATGCTTGCATCTAATGCTGTAACAACTGCAAAGATTACAGATGCGAATGTAACCACAGCAAAGATTGCTGACAGTGCTATTACTTCTGCTAAGATTGCAGACTTAGGTATTGCTACTGGCGACATTGCAGACTCTGCTATTACTAGCGGTAAGATTGCAACTGGTGCCGTAGGCACAACTAAGATTGATGACCTCTCAGTAACAGAGGGCAAGTTAGCACCTAACTCAGTTACCTCAGCCAAAATTGCTGACGGCACTATTGTTGCTGGAGACTTAGCCGATGGTGCGGTGACATCTGCCAAGATTCTAGATGGAACAATCGTCAACGCAGACATCAATGCTTCTGCTGCAATTGATAAGACTAAGATTTCTGGTACAGCAATTACTGCTGGTGATACAGGCACAGTAACTAGCACAATGATTGCTGATGCAACTATCGTCAATGCTGACGTATCTGCTACTGCTGCTATTGCTAAGACCAAGTTAGACCTTGGTGGAACTATTACTTCCGCTGACCTTGTAGATGGAACTATTGTTAATGCTGACATTAACGCATCTGCTGCTATCGCACTAAGCAAATTGGCAACTGACCCACTAGCCCGTGCTAACCACACTGGTACACAGACAGCATCTACTGTCTCTGACTTTGATACACAGGTTCGTACATCTCGCTTAGACCAGATGGCAGCACCTTCTGCTGCAGTTGCTCTTAATGCACAAAAGATTACAGGTCTTGCAGACCCAACCAATGCACAGGATGCAGTAACTCTTAACTACATTACAACTCAAAAGGGTGCAGTCAATGGTCTTGCAGAACTTGATGGCTCAGGATTAGTTCCTACTCATCACCTTCCAGCACTTGCTATTACTACAACACAGGTAGTTAACTCACAGGCTAATATGCTTGCACTTACTGCACAGATTGGTGACGTTGCAGTCCGTACAGATGTCAATAAATCTTTTATCCTCACAGCAACCCCTGCTACTACATTGGGCAACTGGCAAGAACTTCTTACTCCAACAGATGCGGTTCTTTCTGTTGACGGTAGCACGGGTGCTATTAGCCTTTCAGGTACATATCTAAATAGAACTTCTGGTCAACTACTAGGAGCCTTAGATGCTAACAACTTTAAGATAACTGGTTTAGGAACTCCTACTAGCAATGCCGATGCTGCTACAAAGGCTTATGTAGATACTGTTGCTGGTTCTGCTACCGCTGCTGCAGCAAGTGCAACGGCTGCTGCTGCATCATACGATTCCTTTGATGACCGCTACTTAGGTAGTAAGTCTTCTGCTCCTTCTGTAGACAATGACGGTAACGCACTTATTGAAGGTGCTCTTTACTGGAACTCTGTAGATAATGCTATGTACGCTTGGACGGGTTCTGAGTGGGGTTCAATCTCATCTACTGCAGAAATCTACCGCTTCCGCTTTACAGCAACTGGTGGAGAGACAACAATCTCTGGAACAGATGACAATGGATTGACGCTCTCATACCTACCAGGTAAAGAGCAGGTATACCTCAACGGTGTACTGCTTGTCCGTACTACAGACTACACAGCATCTAACGGAACAAGCCTTACATCTCTTGCAGCCTTGGCTGCTAGCGACATCCTAGAAGTAATTACATTCACATCTTTTGAGGTAGCAGATGCTATTGCTCGTACAGTCTTTGATGCTAAGGGCGACATCCTTGTCGGAACTGCAGCAGATACTGTTGGCAAGTTAACCGTTGGAACAAATGGATATTTCTTAAAGGCTGACTCATCTACAGCAACAGGTTTAGCCTGGGGTGCTGTAGTAACCAATCCTCTAACTGGAACTGGCGGAGACAGTGGAGACACTATCTTTACTGGAACAACAACACCTTCTTCTCCTACAACTGGAGATATTTGGTTTGATGCAGTTCCTTCAACTCAACCAGACTTAACAATAATGACACTAATGGGAGCGTACTAATATGCCAGTCAAAAGATATAATGGAACAGAGTGGGAAGTAATTGCAGGTGACGGAGTAGTTGGTGCACAGGGTGCACCAGGTACCAATGGTACTAATGCTGGTATGGAACTATTGTCAACAACCACTCTATCAGGAGCAACCACTACAATAAGTTCAATTAGCACATCATACAAGCACTTAATGATTTTAATTGAAAATGCTTATGCTGGCGGAAACATTGATTTAGGTATTCAATTCAACTCTGACTCTGGTTCTAACTACGCTTTCTGGGGTGTTGATACAATCAATGGAAGTTTAAATGGTCGCGGTAGTTTAAATACCACTGAAATAATTTTAAACAACTCTAACCCATCAGGCAACCAAGGCAAAAATAATGGTTATGCCATAATCCATTTACCACGTTATGCAGTAACAAGTGGAAATCAACTTATGACTGCACAATATATTGGTCGGTATGCTTCAGGATATTCAGGTGGTAATTTTACTGCTACCTATGCCAAGTCTGCTGCTATAACATCAATAAGCCTAGATGCTGGCAATAACACTTGGACTGCTGGCACTGTATACATTTACGGAGTTAACTAATGTCTAAACCAACAATAAGAATACATAATGCTGAAACAAATGAAATTATTGACAGAGAAATGACAGATGCTGAATTTGCTATTTATCAAGCAAAGCAAGCAACACTAACTGCTCGCGCAGAAGAAGAGGCAACTAAAGCAACAGAAAAGGCTGAAGTTTTAGCACAACTTGGAATTACCGAAGAACAAGCAAAACTCCTACTAGGTTAGAAAGGTAGTAACTAATGGCTACAACAACTAAAGTGCTGTCTCGTACAGCAGCGTCAACATCAACTACAACTCTATATACAACTCCATCTTCAACAACAACTGTTATCACTAACATTGTTATCTGCAATCCAACAGGCTCTGCAACTACAGCATCAATCTTGCTTAACGATATTGACCTACTAGGTTCAGTATCTATTGCAGCAAACACATCAGCCTTCTTTGACTTAAAGCAAGTCTTGGCAACAACACAGACAATCAAAGCAAGTGCATCATCAACATCTGTTGACTTTCATATTAGCGGAGTGGAGATAAGTTAATTATGGGTATT